GTCCATTGCGGAGACAATGATCTGCTCAAGATACATCTGCTCAATTCCGCGATCAAGATGAACGTAGAGCGTGGACGGGGCAGGCTTATCAAGTTGAATGCGAATGCTCATATCGATGGTTGTGCCGCATTAGCGGATGCGTTCTGTGTTCGGCAGAAGTGGTATTCAGAAATAGGAGAGAGGCTCGCGAACGAGGAGTGACATGGGATTATTTGATTTATTCTTGAAAAAAGCACCGAAACCACGGGGAGAGTACAAGGGCAAGTTTGAAATGCTCAATGGGTACGAACCGCGGTTCACAACATGGAATGGTGGAATATACGAGTCGGAGCTGATCCGGGCGGCCATAAACGCAAGGGCGGTCCATATCAGCAAGTTGAAGTTCGAGAGCGTTGGAGCCGCACGGCCCGCATTGCAGAATAAACTCGCGAAGGCCCCGAATGCATTCCAGACGTGGTCACAGTTCCTTTACAGGCTGTCCACGGTGCTTGACGTGCATAATACCGCGTTCATCATCCCGATCTATGACAAGTATGGCGAGCCGAGTGGTATCTTCTGCCCGCTGCCTGCCAATGTCGAGATCATTCAGTACGGGGATGTTCCCTATCTACGTTATGACTTCCGGTGGGGCGAGAGAGCCGCGATCGAATTAGAGTATTGCGGAATACTCACGAAGTTTCAATACAGGAATGATCTTCTCGGGGAGAACAACCATGCGCTCTTCCCTACGATGGACTTGATTCACATCCAGAATCAGGGCATTCAGGAAGCCGTGAAGAGTTCCGCGACATACAGATTCTACGCGCAAGTTAACAATTTCAGCAAAGCCGATGATCTTGCAAAGGAACGGAAGCGGTTCTCCGAGGAAAACTTCAGCAAGGAAGCCGAGGGCGGTGGCCTTCTTCTCTTCCCGAACACGTACACGAATATCAATCAGGTTAAATCTTCCCCGTATACGGTTGCGGCTGACGAGATGAAGCTGATCGAGAAGAACGTGTATCAGTATTTCATGGTTAATGAGGACGTGCTTCAGAACAAGGCATTCGGGGATGCATGGTCAGCCTTCTATGAAGGCGCGATTGAGCCATTCGCGGTGCAGTTCTCCGAAGTAATGACGAAGATGTTGTTCACGCTCCGGGAACAGAGTCAGGGCAATGAAGTAATGCTCACAGCGAACAGGCTCCAATACATGACGAATGCTGACAAGCTCAATGTTTCGAGCCAATTACTTGACCGCGGCATCATGAGCATCAATGACGTTCGTGAGATATGGAATCTTGCTCCGGTGGATGGTGGCGATGCCCGGATAATACGAGGCGAGTATTGGAACGCAGACGAGAAGATAAATGAGGAGAGAATAAACGATGAAGAATGACAGAGAGTACAGAAGCATGGAGCTTCGTATCAATCAGGAAGAGGAAACCCCTTCATACGAGGTTAAGGGGTACGCTTCCACGTTCGAGCCGTACAAGATGTTCACGGATGCGGATGGTAACGATTACTTCGAGCAGATTGACCCGCACGCATTCGATGATGCGGATCTGTCCGATGTGGTATTCAGAATCGACCATGAAGGTGCGGTATACGCCAGAACATCAGCAGGAACGGTTGAGCTGTGGACAGACGAACACGGTCTCGGAAACCGTGCAGATTTGAGTAAAACGCAGAAGGCACGCGATTTGTATGAGGATATTAAGGTTGGTAATTATCCGAAGATGTCCTTTGCGTTTACAGTAGCCGAGGATCATTATGATCGGGCTACGCATACAAGGATTGTGGATAAAGTGGCCAAAGTGTTTGACGTCAGCCCGGTCTCTTTTCCCGCAAACCCTACCACGGAATTGAGCATTTCTACTCGTGACTACTTCAACGGAGTGATTGAGGCAGAAAAAGCGGAGCGACTTGAGCGAGAGAAACGTGAGATCCAGAAGCAGAGAATTCGTATTTTAAGCGAGGTGTGATTATGGAAATCAAAGAAATGACAGTTGAGCAGCTCGAAGAGCGCAAGGCCGCTATTGTTGAAGAGCTTAACAACGAAGATGCTGATCTGGACGCGCTTGAGACGGAAGTTCGTTCCATCAAGGAAGAGCTTGAGACCAGAGCAGCAGAAGAAGAGAAAAAGGTTGAAATCCGCAAAGCAGTTGCCGAAGCACAGGCTCCTGTAGTGGAAAAAGTTGAAGAAGAGAGGAAAGAAATCATGACAAACGCAGAAGTTCGCGCAAGCAAAGAATATGTTGACGCTTTCGCACGTTATCTTGTATCAGAAAATGACGCAGAGTGCCGTTCACTTCTTACAGAGAACGCATCAGGATCAGTTCCCGTTCCGGTTATCGTTGACGAGATCATCAGAACCGCATGGGAGAACAGCGATATCCTTTCAAGGGTTCGCAAGACCAACATCAGGGGCAATCTCAAGGTTGCTTTCGAGCTTTCAGCTGATGGCGCATATGTTCATACAGAAGGAACAGCAGCTCCTACAGAAGAGAGCCTGACACTCGGAATCGTTACGATGGTTCCCGCTACGATCAAGAAATGGATCCGCGTATCTGACGAAGCTATTGCTATGGGTGGCGAGACACTCGTTCGTTACATCTATGACGAGCTTACATACCAGATCGTTAAGAAGCTCACAGCACTCGTTGTTGATGACATCAAGAATGCTCCTACCACAGCAACAACATCGGCTGCAGCTGTTACTGCTATATCGCAGAATCCTGCACTTACCACAGTTGCTACAGCATTCGCTAACCTTTCAGATGAAGCACAGAATCCTGTTATCATCATGAACAAGCTTACATACGCTTCATTCATAGCTGCACAGGCAGGTGGAAGCTTCTCGTTCGATCCGTTCAACGGGCTTCCGGTTGTATTTACTTCCGCACTTCCTGCATACACGAGCGCATCAGCTAATCAGGTTTATGCTATCGTTGGCGATCTTGCAGGCGTACAGGTTAACTATCCTGAAGGCGAAGGCATTGCTATCAAGTACGATGATCTTTCCGAGGCAGAATCTGATCTCGTCAAGATCGTTGGCAGACAGTATGCAGCACACGCACTGACAGCATGCGGAATGTTCTGTGTAATCAAGAAGAGCGCATAATCTATGAAGGTTAAGCTCTTACGCGATGCGAGAATAAAACACTATGCCGGGGAGATCGTTGAGGTTTCCCCGGAAGAGTGTTGGCATCTAGTATCCACAGATGGTGCGGTAGAAGTTGAAACTGCTGTCAAGGCTCCTGCTAAAGCCATCGAAACACCGGAAGAGAAGGTGGTTGAGAAGGTCGAAACCCCCGAGAAAAAGGCTCCGGTTAAAAGAACAGCGGCAAAGAAGCCTGCTGCGAAGAAAAAATGAAGTTATTGATTGCGATTCCTACAAATGACACGATGCCCGCTCCGTTCGTGGAGAGCCTGACGAAGCTCATCAGAAGGCTTGATATGGATGGAATGGATTATGATGTTGCGTTTCAGGGCGGCACTCTGGTGTATGTCGGCAGGGATAAATTGTCATTGAAGGCCATTGGTGGAGCGTACAGCCATGTGTTGTGGCTTGATTCCGACATGGTATTCACAGAGGATCTCTTCGAGGATCTCTTCGACAGTGGCAAGGATTTCATAACCGGCATAGCCCACAGCAGACGCGCACCGTACACGAGCTGCGTGTTCACGGAAATATTGCCGTGTCCGCGTAAGTTTGAAGGCGAGTATCCTTCGGATGTGTTCAAGATCGCGGGATGCGGAATGGCTTGCGTGCTGATGAAGGTGGATGTTTTGCGTGATGTATGGGCGCGGCACTCCACAGCATTCTTCCCGGAGCGCGAGTTGGGCGAAGATGTGGCGTTCTGTAAGCGAGCCACGGATCTCGGATATGAGATATTCGCGGACCCGCACGTTCAGGTCGGACATGTCGGGCATTTTGTTGTGTACCCCGAATACGAGGAAACATACAGGAAGAGCATTATAGAGGTAAACCATGCTTGATAAAGTTAAATTAGCACTTCTCATAACAAGTAACGATTTCGATTCAGAGTTGATGGATCTAATTGACGCAGCCGCAAAGGATCTCGGCATCGCGGGAGTGGATGCGCTTGTCATAAGCACTGACACGGACGATGCGCTTATAATCCGCGCGATCATCACATACGTGGGTTATCAGTTCGAGTTGATGCATGGCTCAATGGACAGATCCACAGCGTTCAAGAAATCCTATGACGAACAGAAGGCACAGATGGGCATGGCTACAGGCTACACAACGTGGGCAAATTCATGAATCGAGCAGAGAAAATCTCACTTATCTCAATAGAATACACGCAGGATGATATCGGGCAATGGCTTGAGGAACGCACGGAGACGGATGTGTTCGCTCTGGTCGAGTCCGTGACCATGAGTGAGTTTTATCAGGCAGGAATGCAAGGTTTCAAGCCCGAATACCGCATGACAGTGTGGATGAACGAGTATGGTGGTCAGAAGCTTCTCGAGTACGCGGGGCTGACATACACCATTTATCGAACATTCCGCAGGGATGACGGGCGCATTGAATTGTATGTCACGGAACGGAAGGGGGATGAAGATGACACTGAATGATCTGAATACAGTTCTTCAATCCATCCCGGGGTTCAGTAAGAAGGTGGCATACCGGGCGTTTCCTGTCGGCAAGGCTCCGAAACTGCCGTTCATCTGCTATTTATGCACGCAGACAAGTAATCTGGATGCGGATAATGCCGTATATCAGGTTATGCAGGCGGTGGATGTCGAGCTGTACACAGCAAGCAAGGATGAGAAGTCCGAACGGCTCGTGGAAAAGGCACTCGATGAGAATGGCCTTGTATGGGAGAAGTACGAGGAATACATCGATTCTGAAAACTGCTACATGATTACATACAGCACAACACTTGTAATCACTCAAACAACAACATATTAAGGAGAAAATCATGGATAAAGTTAAATTTGGTATTAAGAACGTTCATGTATTCCCTATCGTAAGCGAGACAGCCGGAGTTCCCACATATGGCGATGTTATAGCCATTCCCGGAACGGTCAGCCTTTCACTTGACAAGCAGGGAGACACGAATGACTTCTATGCTGACAACATCAAGTATTATACTTCTGTGGCTAATAACGGTTACGCAGGATCACTTGAAGTTGCGGTTATTCCTGATGCATTCAGGACAGAGATATTGAAGTATCTCACAGATGACAATGGTGTTCTTGTTGAGGATATCGCAGAGCCGAAGCACTTCGCTATGACATTCGAAGAGGATGGCGATCAGACAGGCACGAAGTTCGTTCTTTACAATGGTACGGCTTCCCGTCCTTCGCTCGATAAGTCAACCACAACGGAGAGCAAAGAGCCTTCTACACAGACGCTCGATGTTTCATTCGCTCCGCTTGCGAGCGGTCGCGTAATGGCTATGTCCACGGCTACTACAGACGCAGCAGTTCTTTCGGCATGGCATACGGCTCCGTATATTCCTGTAATAGTTACCACGTAAGAGGTTAACGGATGAGCCAGAAGGTCAAAGTTGACGATCTTTCAAAAGCAATACTTGATTGCCTTGAGGAATATCAGGGCGTTACGGAAGAGGCGTGTAAGAGCGGAGTTCTCAAAACGGCTGATGATGCTGTTAAGGAGCTTCGCTCTGCTCATCCTGCAGGCTCCGGGAAGTATGGCTCATGGGATGAGTACGATAAGAGTTGGAAAAAACGTTCGGCAACCATGAAAACGAAGCAAACGGGCATTCTGGCCACGGTCTACAATGAGAAGCACTACAGGCTCACGCATCTGCTTGAGAAGGGCCATGCTCTCGTAGGTGGCGGGCGTGCGCAAGCGTTTCCGCATATCGCTCCTGTCGAACAGCAATGCGAGGAAAATCTTATTAAGAATATCAGGAAAAATCTTTAAGGGAAAAGGGGAAGAATATGGACAGGGAAGTAATGATTGACAATCAGGCGGTCAAATTCCGCGCCACAGCACGTACTCCGAGATTATACCGTGCCATCATCGGCAGGGATATGATTCAGGACATGAATAAGCTGATTAAGGCGTTCGACCGTAAGAAAAAGGGCGAAGATGATCTTGACGTAATCGATCTGCAAATATTCGAGGATGTGGCGTATACGATGGCCCGCCATGCGAATCCGGAGATAGAAGAGAAAACCCCGGATGAATGGCTCGACACCTTCAATATGTTCTCCATCTTCGAAGTTCTGCCGCATATCCTTGAATTGTGGGCTATCAACACGAAGCAGACTTCCCAAAGTAAAAAAAAATAGCTCCGAGGGATAGGGAACCGAATGGAGCGATATTCATGCTCCGGTGCGCAGAATTGCATCTGTCGGTCGAGGATCTCGATGATATGACCATCGGCATGGTTTTCGACATGATTACGGAAAAGGGCAACGATCACGAAAAATACGATATCAAAGCTCCTGCGGGAAGTATGAAATCATTCTTTCAAGGAACGTTTGATATAGGAGAATAAGATGGCAAGTACAAAGGTACGTGGAATCACAATAGAGTTAGGGGCAGACACTTCCGGGCTTTCGAAGGCTCTCAAGAGCGTTAATACCGAGATCGGGAAAACCCAGAAGGATTTGAAGGACGTTGAACGTCTTTTGAAGTTGGACCCTACGAACACGGAGCTGCTTGCCCAAAAGCAGAAACTGCTCACGGAACGCGTGGAAGAGACCAAAACGAAGCTTGACGCGCTCAAGCAGGCGCAGGAATCCATTGACATGTCTACAGAGGATGGTCAGCGGCAATATGACGCGCTCTCCCGTGAGATCGTGCAGTGCGAGAATGAGCTGAAGAATGCTGAATCTGCTGCGAACAGTTTCAATGCCACAGCCGAGAAGATTGCCGTAAATGCGGGCAAGATGTCCGAAAAGATTGGCAAGATGGCTGAAAAAACGCGTGGATTGTCTATGGCGGCCACAGGCGTTATCGCGGGGTTGGCAGGAATGGCTGTCAAAACTGCACAGGATGCCGATGAGCTGAATACACTTGCAAAGCAAACGGGCATAACCACGGATGAGCTTCAAAAAATGCGCTATGCCGCAGATCGTATTGATGTCGAGCCTGACACGATCATCAGTGGCATGAAGAAGCTGAAAAAGGGGCTTGATAAGAATAAAGACACCTTCAAGAAGCTCGGTGTTGAAGTAAAGACGTGGAACGGGGAATACCGTGACACTTCAGATATATTCAATGACACGGTTCTGGCTCTCTCAAAGATTGAGAATGAAACAGAGCGTGACATTGTATCTATGGAATTATTCGGTAAATCCGCAGATGAGCTTGCAGGGATTATCGATGATGGTGGCGCAGCTCTCCGGGCGATGGGAGAAGAAGCTGACAAACTCGGTGTGATTATCCCGGAAGAAACGCTTGAGAAGGCGAATGAGTTCAATGATTCAATCGATAAGCTGAAGGCACAAAGCTCGGCCACTCTCATGGAAGTTGGCGCGCAGATCGCAGAGATGATCCTGCCGTATCTTCCGAAGATTCAAGAATTCATTGAGAATATTCTCGCGAGAATTCGTGAGATGGATCCGAGTACATTTAAGTTGATCGGAATTATAGCAGCTATAACTGCGGCATTGTCTCCTGTTTTATCTATCGTTTCAAGCTTGTTCAGTTTGACTAGCGATATCGTGAAAATTGCGCCTAAAATTGCCCCGCATATTATGAACGCATTAAATAGTGTTTCTTCATTCCTCACAACGGATATCAGCCTTTTATTGCGAGAAGGTGGAGCTACAGCAGGTTTGACATACGCCACGGCACTTGTCGGATCAGCGTTAGCATTTCTTGCGGGTGCGGAAGTAGGGAAATCGATAGGTGCATACTTATTCCCGGATGATGCGGATCTGTATGAGCATTATTCTGGTATTAAAGGCACTATGGAGATGATAAAGGATCTCGGAATTGCCATCAAGGACTTCTTCGTCATGGCATGGGAACAAAATTGGTTTTCTGCCGAGAAGAGTTGGGCAATGGTTAAGGATGCGGCCAGAATAACTCTTGATTTCATAAAGAACACATGGAACAACTCATGGAACGCCATGAAAAACGGCTTTAATGCTATTTGGGATGCCATCAAGAAGAAATTCACGGATTCCTTGAATAGTTTCATTTCCGGGCTGAATAAGGTCACAGGCGGGATCAGCAGTATCACGGGTGGAACCGTAAACTTCGGCAAGATTGCATATCTCGCAGAAGGTGGCACGCTGACAAGTGGTTCTGCCATCGTAGGCGAAGCGGGTCCGGAGTTTATTCAGGTATCAAATGGCGAAGCAATGGTTCAGCCGCTTACAGGACAGGGAGACATCGCGGGATTGCTTGAGACATACTTGCCATTCCTTGCAGCAGGCACACAGCTTGTCATGGATTCAGGCGCACTTGTTGGGAGCATTGCACCGGAGATGAACACGGCACTCGGAACCATATCGATCAGAGGCGGCAGAAGATGAACGAATTAACATACGGAGTATCTATATACGTTGAGGATTCGGGGCAGACATATCATACCCTTGATGATTGGGGTCTCGCTCTCGGCAATAACAACTACATCGGAGATCCTGAAATGGAAACCACATACATCAAGGTTCCCGGACGGACGGGGCTGATAGATGCATCGGAAGTGGTCTCCGGGCGCAGGGTGTTCAAGAAGAGACAGCTTGCGTTTGAGTTGGGTGGTATTCGTGAACGGCTTGATTGGGATAGCGTTATATCGGCATTCCGTAACAACATAGAAGGCCGCATATGCAGGCTTACGCTTGATAATGACAAGGGATACTTCTGGCGCGGCAGAACATACGTGAAGAAGTTCGACCGATTCCGCGAGCTAGGGAAGTTCACACTGTCCATTCCGTCAGCAGAGCCGTACAAATACAGCGTTCTGTCATCAGCGGAGCCGTGGCTGTGGGATCCATTCAACTTCGAGACGGACATGATAACGTACATCGGTGCGATCACGGTCTCCGGTTCGTATTCTTTGGATATTCCGCACGGCCATATGCTTGTTATGCCAGAGTTCGTAGTTTCAAGCATTACATCGGCAACATTTACTGTCACGGTGGCAGGGGTTGAGTACCCGCTCACGGCAGGAACGAACAAGATTCCGTCCATCATGGTGGGTGGCGATTCTGATGTAACGTTGTTATTCACGGGAGATGCGACAGTTCAAGTTGTATACAGGAGTGGCTCTCTGTAATGTATCAGGTAAATCTCGGTAGTAAAATCTTATATTATCCCGGGAATTCGGACTATACCATCTATGACACCGAATTAACGGAAGATATCGGACAGGCGGGCGAATTCGAGTTCAAGGTGCCGCCTACTAATCCGATTTATTCAGAATTGACCGCAGGCGCACTCGTGACGATCCTGAAGGATGGAAAAGAGTTCTGGCGGGGCGAGATAAAGGAAATAAACACGGATTTCGCGAAGATTGCGGATGTGTATTGTCTCGAGGATATGGCATGGCTCGCTGATGAGTTCCTGACGCCTGCATCCATCATCAATGAGACATATGCGCAGCGTTTTCAAGCGGCCATCAGCGCGTACAACACGAACAGGGGCGCGGATAGGCAATTCACGGTGGGTTATCTCACTAATGTGACATCCACGGACTTGTGCGCATGGATCACGGAGTATGAGGACAGTATTCTTGATGATCTCCGGAAGTGTATCTGCGGAGAAGATGGATACATCAGGGTGCGCAGGGTCACATCAGGTGGCTCCGTAACGCGTTATATTGATATTGTTAAGCTCTCGGACTATGGCGTGCAAGCCACACAGCCGATAGAGTACGGGTATAATCTGCTCAATTACGTCAAAGAGAGCGATTATGGCAATCTCGTGAACGTTCTCACGCCATACGGGGATGAGACGGAAACCGAGGTGTACGAGGGCTACAATCAAAGAATTCAAGGAACCACGATAACCGATTCCACATCCGTGGGAGTGTATGGCCGTCACGCAAAGGCGGTCATTTTTAATGGCGCGGACAATCTGACAGATCTGAATGCTCTGGCTTCTGCGTATCTCACGAGATATTCACAGCCACAGCTCACAATGGAAGTATCTGCGGTGGATCTCTCCGAGGTTGAAGGCGTGGATGATATTCGGATCGGGGATTCCGTTCGTATCATTGCGAAGCCATTCGCTGTGGATCAGTGGCTATATCTCACGCAGATCAAGCGCGATCTTCAGAATATTGATAAGAACAGTATAACCATGTCGGGGCATGTCATCACAGGGAGAACGCTCACGGCACAGGCACAGGGTACGGCAGAAGCGGTCCGCAACCTTCCGAGTAAATCAAGCCTGCTCGATGCGGCCCGAAAGAACGCTCTCGAGATCCTGAACGGGGTGGATGGTGGATACGTCACATTCGACACGAATTCGGATGACCAGATCACGGAGCTGCGTATTGCGAATAATCTTGACTACTCGCAAGCCACGAAGTGTTGGCGGTGGAATCTCGGTGGATTGGCTTATCTGTCACGAAGCACGGCATCAGACCCGTGGACAGTTGTGACAGCTGCCACGATGGACGGTGGAATCGTAGCTGATTTCATAACATCGGGAACCATGAGCTGCGACAGGCTGAACGGTGGAACCATCAACGGGCAGACCATCACGGGTGGCTCGATAACGTCAGATAATGGAAGCTCGAAGGTTGTTATAGGCGGTGGAAACATCACAGTGTATGACAGCCCGACAAACTTCTTCCACATATACAAGAATTCCGATTCGGATTATTACGTGGCACTCGGCTCGGATAAATGGGCATGCCAGAAGCCCGGGCATTACATCGAATTGGATGCATATGATGTATTTGATTATCTGAATTCACATATTTAAGAAGGGAGACAGAAATGGCTAACATTTCAACGTATTTGGCTGCGATTATGAACGCGGTCTATGGTCAGGATGTTCGTGGATCCATCCATGATGCCATCGATATCATCAATCAGGTATCAGAAGTGGTTTTGACCACAGGAACAGCCGTAACGGGTCCGACAAGCTCATCCACGGGATTCTTCACGGATTCATTGTACTTGAACACGAACACGATGGAGCTGTGGAAGTGCGCAGGAACGAACACATGGGTAAGTCAGGGCGTGCTTAAAGGCGATGACGGGAATGGTATTGTCAGCATCACAAAAACGGGAACGTCAGGATTGGTGGATACATATACCATCACGTATGATGACGGGGATACTGATACTTTTGACGTTACGAATGGCGAGAATGGCTCCGTATGGTACAAAGGTACGGCTCTGACCGGAACAGGAACGGGGATCACGGGCTTCCCCGGGAATCAGAATGACTTTTATCTGAATTCTTCTACGGGCATTGTTTATACGTGTACGGCCACGGGATCTGTCAGCACGGCCACATGGGATTACGTGATGACGTTATCTGGCGGTGGCGGTGGTTCCGTGACGGTTGTCGATAATCTGACCACACAGAGCGCGACAGATGCATTATCCGCGAATCAGGGTTATGTCCTGAAGGGATACGTTGATGGTAAGATCGCAGATCCTTCCACGAAAAATAACGGGGATGTATTGACATACAATGGCTCTTCATGGGTGGCTCAAGCTCCATCTGCGGGAGCTACTTCACTTGCAGCGTTAACGGATACGAACATTTCAAGTCCTTCAAACGACCAAGTTCTGAAGTATGACGGCTCAAGCTCAAAGTGGGTAAACGGTTCAGCCCCGGCAAGCGGACACACGATGTTGCCCGCACCGAGTGGAAGCGTAGATGAAGCGGCAGTGGTAAACGCGGTAACGGGCGGTATCACAGAAGGCGGCACGAACGATGATGTGGCGTCACTGTACGGAATAGGCAAATGGTCGAACACAATGACAAAGACGTACAAGATACAAGGCATAGCGGGGAGTAGCACACCGATAACGCAGAGCGGAGTCGGCACGTTTGATATGACGGGAGTTGACCAAACAGGATGGGTAACGATACCCGCGCTTATAGGAGCGGGAAGTGACCCGTCATTGGATATAAAACTCGGCTTTGACCCCGCGACAGTGAGTGTGCCGATAACGCTCGGTGGATGGGTAGTAGATGATAGCACAGGGAAGATGTGCATAAAGTTCGGGAATGAGATACCTGAAGCGGACACGCACACGGCACTGATAACGGTTGAAGTGATAATGAAGCGTACCGAAGTTTCGGCAGTAAGTTAAGAAAGGAGCGGTTATGTACATAAAGATAAACGGGGAAGAAACCCGATACAATGACAGTTTAGAGCCGTTCACAACACAGCATGGTTACGAAGCGGTGCGGTTCAAGGGGGATGATATACCCGAAACGGACAAGGGGTTCAAGGTGTACGGGGATGATGATACGGAGATTTTTGATTTATCACGGTACACACATCCATACGGCAAGAATGAGTTCTGCGTGGAAGAAGATAGCATAGAGCCGATAGAGCCCGCAGAGTACAAGCCATTGCCGCCTAATCCGTTGGACGTAAAACTTGCGAATATGAACAGACGGATATCAGCGATAACCCCGTATGAGCAGACGAAAACGGCATACTTCGGAGAAGTAGAAAAGGTATTCTATGGCGTGCCACAGGGCAATACAACGGTATTCTTTGATAAGTACGAGGGAGCATATGAGATAAGTCGCATTGAGGATAGGCTTACGGTATCATTTCCCGAAAGATTACAGGATATGACAAACATTACAATAATGGTTCAACAGTAGAAAGGAGATTATTATGTTCGGAATAGTTCAGTTTATCAATGGTGGCTTTACGGTAGTTGGAGAAGGTGATGACCCAAATTCTATGGAAATCGCTTTTTACAACCATATTGCGGCTATCCTTAACGATAGTGGAGCGGCAAAGGGTTGCGTAAAACTCGTTGACGAAAATCTTGACGTATACGATGGTTGCATAAAGTTTATTGACAAGCCCGCAAAGGCATAAGGAGAACGCTATGGTTCTAGGAGTAGATTTTACGAGTACAAGTGGCGGTGGCGGTAGCGCACCCGATTTAGTATGGGTAAATCCGAACGTGTCAAATATGGAAGGTGTGTCTTTTGCCTCACAGACGTTAAACGAAAGTTCAAGTGGTTGGGTAAGCGGTAAAAGCATAGCCGATTATGACGCATTTATCATAGCCACAGTATACAACACATCATCATACACAGGTCGGGGTGCTTGTTTGAGTTATGTCGCAAATGACGTTTCGGCTCTTGCCACACCATTTACAACAAACTACGTGCCAATAGCAACCGCAAGGAATACATCATCGGGAAATACCGTATATGCGAGGAATGTAACCTTATCGTCAAGTGGTATAACTTTTGACTCATCGGGTGGCGATAGTGTAAACGTGCCTATGTATATTTGGGGTGTTAAAGGCACTTTATCAGCAAGTTAAAGGAGAACACACATGATACAGCAAATGTTAGCGATGAGTAGCGGTAGTGGGGGGAGTAGTGTAAAATCCCTTGTCAAATTCACGATTAACCATCCTACTGTAAACGATAATAATTTTGAAAGAAAAGTAACAGTGGACGGGACAGATATAGTCAATGATACTTTCACAGGCACAAATCAAGGTAACGATTTTGACATGAATGTTGATTTTACCGTCAATGGACACGCGGTAAATTGGCGGTCATATTTTGTATATGGTACTACATCTCCATATGTTTTGCCCGTTGAAATGACCGTTGATGGAGTTAAATATACTTATGAAACCACTACACGGATGCCGAACTGGTCATCGCAAGGGTCAGCAGATTTTTATCTATTACTATAAAGGAGATTACACATGATAGTCGGAATGGAAACATTAAGTGGGGGCGGTGGTAGCGGATGGAGCGAAACAGGCTCGGGCACAATGACAACATCGGGTCTGTCCATCACGTTAGCGAAAAAGCCACAGTTTGTATATGGCGAAGTAGTGATATCGGGTACAAATATCATTCAGTATTTCTTTATCAATGTCTTTGATGAGTATACCGATTTGGGCAAAAATTACAGTGATTTTTTGGTACGTCCCGATTATAACTCATACGGCAAGGGTGCTTCTTACGTTGATTATGACGGAGATAAAACCATCACGTTTGTTCACGGTGGTTGGGGCGAGAACGGCAAAACTCTTAATTGGGTAGCCATGTACGCAGAATAGGAGCAATTCATGGACGCTATTACTTCAAGCACGCACAAGGAGTACATCTGATGGAAGCAATAATTGTATCTATCATAACCGGGGCCTTGAGCCTTCTGGGCGTGATAATTACAAACATTAACAGCAATAGGAAAATAGAACGGCAGCTCGAAGTTTCGATGGCCATCACGAACACGAAGCTCGAGGATCTGACGAAGCAAGTTGAAAAGCACAATCAGGTCATCGAGCGCACGTTCAAGCTCGAGCAGGCTGTCGCAGACATGAAGGGGGCAAAAGCATGAAACAGATACTTCCAGATAGAGTATACACCATCCTGAAATGGATCCTGACGGTCGCGGTTGCGCCTACGATCGCGCTCATCACGGGATTAGGGCAGCTGTACGGCTTCGACACGTTCAAAGCAGTGGAGACTATCTCCCTTGTGGCTACTTTTCTCGGTGCGCTCTTCGGCATCAGCGTGTACACCTACAACAAAGGAATGAACGATGACAACGGTTGAAGATATTCTAAAAACAGCCATTTCCGAAGTCGGTGTGACCGAATATCCCCCGAATTCCAATAAAGTCAAGTACAATACGGCATTTTACGGGGCAGAAGTCTCCGGGAGCGCATACCCGTGGTGCTGTGCGTTCGTGTGGTGGGTATTTGCGCAGCATGACCCGTGCCTGATTAAGAAAACGGCATCCTGTCAGGATCTCGGGAATTGGTTCAATTCACAAGGCCGATGGCACTCTGATCCGGAGATTGGAGACGTTGTGTTCTTCCATTTCAACACGAATGAGCGGTGGACGAACCATGTCGGGATCGTTAAGAGCATCAAAGGGAACGTGATCGAGACCATCGAAGGGAATACATCCATCAGCTCGGATGATAACGGTGGCGCGGTCATGATCCGTCAGCGCACTTCCAATATCGTGGGATATGGTCGGCCTGATTATGCCACAGCTTCTCTCCCGGAGTATCAGTACGGGGTGGACGTGTCCGAGTATCAGGGCAGTATTGACTTCGCGAAGATGACAGCAGCGGGCATTTCCTTCATGTGTATGCGGTCCACGAAGAAAAACGGGTCCATTGATGCCACATTCGAACGTAACCTTGCCGAGTGCATGGCTCACGGGGTGGATTATTCCTGTTACAAGTACGCGTATGCGACCACTCATGAAGCCGCACGCATCGAAGCGGATACCGTCATAAATCTCCTGAAGGACCGCAGAATGATGATATGGTATGACATGGAAGATAAAAGCCTTGTGCCACTCGGATTGGACGGGATCGAAGGCATCGCACTGTCATTCATAGGCGAGTGCAAAGAAGCGGGGTACGATGTCGGAATATACTGCAATAAGAATTGGTATGACAATTACATAAGCAAATACTTGAAAAGGAAGTTCAAGTTCTGGTTTGCAAGGTACGGCAAGAACACGGGCTTCCTTGATGAGAAATACAAGCCATCAGGGGCAAATATCCTTGCATGGCAGTACACATCCAAAGGTCAGGTTCCCGGGATCACGGGATACGTGGACATGGATGTTCTTCTTTAAGCTTCCCCTTTTTTATATTCCCCTGTGAGGCCGCTTCCGGAGTGATCCGGGGCGGTCTCTTTTTTATTTTCTTACGTACTCTCTTACAAAGCACGTGTAATATGCCGAAAACACGGGAAATATCAGAAACCGAGATGGTCTATATAAATCGTTGACCAGTGCGGTCTGTGCCGTATTTACGCGGTTTTCTTATGGTATGTTTTGGTATGTTATCTTTTTACTCTCTTACACACTCTCTTACACACTCTCTTACAAATACTCGGCCATCAAATTCACGGCTTCACGCATTGCCTGAAGGGTAATATGGGTATAATGATCCGTGATATCGGTGGTCTTATGTCCGACAATGGCTTTCACTGTCCGGGAATCCACGCCTGCTTCCGTCATATATGTGATGAAGGTATGGCGCGTATCATGGATATGGTATCCGGGGAGAAGTTCCCGGAAGCGTTTGTTAAACACATCATATGAAGGAATAGGCTCCACGGGGAGAAGTGTCAGAATTTTATCGCACAAGGGTACGATTCGCACGCCTGCTTCTGTTTTCGCATGAAGGATCTCGATGTGGTCGGGGTAGCACTGCTCTGGCTGAAGCTCATGCAGTTCCGAAAATCGGCATCCCGTGTATATGTATAGAAGGGTTTGCTTCGCGATTTCATTATCGGGGAGTTCCCAGAGCTTACGAATCACTTCCTTCGGGATCAGGTGGCGTTCGGTGGTTTTCCCCGCATCACGCTCCGAGAAGTCAATGGCTTTATGCAATGACAGGGCAGATACGGGCATAATCCCGCGTTTTACCGCGTATTTTATTAGGTTGGAGAGAAGCTTCTTGACGTTTGTGGACGTGTTACGCGTTCCATCCATCCTGTCATAGAATTCCTGAAGGGTTACGCGGTCGATCTGCGACATTTTAAGCATATGGAGTGGTTCAAGCTTTTTCCATGCTGTAGCGTATGCTTTAAGCGTTCCGGGGGCTTTTTGAGCCTGATTTGGGAGCCATTCTTCGTGTACTTGTGCAAGGGTTTTCCCTGTTAATAGATAGGGATCTTCATTATACGCTGCGAGTGCTTTTTCGGCTTCGCGTAATGATGCATGGTATGATAGGTATTTGTATCGGGGCTTTCCTTCTTCCGTCCATTCCGTAATTTTGCGCACAGCATAGGGTTTTCTGCGGTTTCCCGCGAGTTTTGTTATATGGCCATAGCCGTTGGGTTTTCTCAAAGTATCACTTCCCTTCCGTATGCTTCTCGTACATATAATCAATGGTTTTGTTGTAATATTGCGCTAATCTGTAGAGAGTGGCAATATCGGGAAGAGATAAGCCCTGCTCCCACGATCCGACAGCATTTTCACTCTTCCCGGTCAATTTTGCAATATCAAGCTGCGTCTTTTGGTTTTCAATCCGGAGCTGCTTCAGATTGCTTCTTATTGTACTTCTGATTTCGTCATCTGTTTTCATATTCCCGTCTCCTTTTTCGGTATTATAACACATTTATCGGATATTACCCCAAAAATTTAAGGGAAATTTGCAGAAACCTATTGACAGACCCAAAATATGGGAGTATATTTTTGTCATACCCCTAAATGTTAGGGGCAAGGGGAGCAAGGCTCCTCAAATTATTGACCATTAACCCCTAAAAAATAGGGGT